AATTGATCTTCTAATATATCTATATTACGAACACCTTTCTTAACTACTTTTTCACCATCTTCTGTATCATAGTAATTAGTATTCACTCCACGTTGATCTAACCATTCATACAATAAATCTTCACCTATTTGTTTATGTCGTACACTAGACATTGCATGTCCATAAGCCCTGCGATTAGTTTTACTGCCCGGCATTATCTTTTCTAGTGTTGTAATAGGCGGACCCATTAATCTAACTGCTTCGCCTTTACGTATAAAAAATTGAGGTATACCTCCATCTCTATCATTCTCAACTGTTATCTTAGCATTATAGTATTTAGATAATTTTAATAATAATCTATGTACATATCCTTGTGGATTCATTCTTTTTCTACCAAAGTATATTCCAACTATTTTCTCAGGCCCAATCCATTGTTCATACTTTCGTGTTTTATAAACAATAATAGCACTTAATGATTTACCTGCATTTGTATTTTGACCAATAGGGTCAACAGATATAATATAAGCATCTTCTGGTACATCTCCTCTAATTTTCTGAGGAGGTTCATATCTTAAAAAACATCCTTCTCGCTCAGACTCATTAAAGGTATTTAATAATGGTTCCTCATTTGGTTTAGGAATAAATTCAATTCTACCATTTATTTCCACCAATTCTCCCGGCATTCTTAATGCTTCAAATCCCCCTTTAGATGTTGCTATTTCTGTTCTACGTTCAACTAAATCTTCTGTTTGAAATCTACTACCTTGTGTGATTAAAAATGCTTCTGCTGGCGTTTTACATCTTTGTGTAAGAAATTTATCATAATCTTTCTTTTTACCTAATGGTGGTCTCTTGCTTAATCGTTCTTGATTTAATGCAAATTCAGCAATCCAAAATATAGCATTTCCGTTCTTATCCAATCCTCTATATGGTGTACCATCAATAATAATCTTACATCCAAAGTTAGCCCACATAGCACTTACAAAATAACCACATTTTCTTTGTGTTGGTTTATATTCATATATATTTCTAAACCCTGCTACACCTACTGTTTCAGGTCTATCGTTAATATTAGAGAAATCATGCGACGATCCCCTTTTACCACTATCTGTTATCATAGAACCACCAGTACCAAATATAATAGCAATACCTGCTCTATATACTGTACCTACTCTCATTGATTCTCTAGAAAATGTCCATGCATCTCCCAAATTAGAAATCTTACCTGCTTCTTCAATATACAACCTTGTAAGACCTTCACCTGATGCTGCATCAGATTTATTAAATAAAGATGCTGTTGTTATTTCACTTTGTCTTCCTGCACGCTCCCCTGTTCTTGTATTAAGTAACCCAAAAGTAAAATTACCACTATCTTTTGTTTTACTCATAGTTAAGTGTTTCCACCCACCATTATCTTGTGGTCTACCTGGATTTTTTCTACCAAAAGGAGTATACTTGGATATGTGATCTATTATATCAAGTGACTTCTGAAAACATAAGGTAGCATCTTTTCCTTGAGCAGATGCAATAAGAACTTTTGCTTTGTTTCTAAATGCAGCGCACCACACTGCTCCTGAACCTGCTTTATAACTATACCCCATACGTCTAGATTTAGTTATAGATAGAGACTTTTTATATTCACGAGGTAAATTATATAACTTAGGATTTTCTCTTGCTTCTAGTTCTTTATAGTAATAGTAGTCCATAACAAGGAAATCCGGAACGCCTGACATATCAGTTACATCTTCTGTTTCCTCATCAATATGAACTTTTTGCATCCACCCGTAATTTAAAAAAAAGTAAAATTCTCCACTTATTCTAACACCACACGGCTTACCATCTATAAGGGGTTCATATCCTTTTGTTATTCTTAAAAACTCTTGTTCCCAGAACTTCTTATGTATTTTAGTTCCAGGAAGAAATTTAGTATACGATGGTTTAAGTTTAGTTCCTTTAGTAGCTTTTACACTTTTCATAAAAGCATTCCCTGCAGGACTAAACAATTTAGAGTTTGTAAAAAATAAATAATCCCAATTTAAATTACTTACGGGTGTATAATCTGTAGAAAATCTACTTAACTTACCATATATGTGTTCTACTCTTTTTAAAATATGTTTATCAGGAATAGAATTCTTAATATCCTCATCGGAAACCAAATAAGCAATAGATGGATTAACTACCATCTTTTCTTTTGGTGTTTCAGGGAGTATATCATTGTCATACTCATATTGTAACTTAAGTAAATCTTCTTTTGTTTTATACATTCTTTTTAGTTAGTAAATTATAAAAATATTCAAGATCTAAAGCTGCTAAGTTTATTGAATGGTTTTTATATTCATTTATTATTTCATTTCCATATAGGACCCAATCTGAGTAAGTATATGGCGGTTCTGAATTCTCATGATTAACAGGGTATAAATATTTTGATATTATTATATAGTTTCTATCTCCTTTATAATAAGGATGGGCAAATGTACATATAGGTTTTTTAAGTTTTAACTTTAAACCTTTAAGATCAAATAACCTCCACCATTTACCTTTATTGATACTATCAATGATAGAATGATTTTGTGTTATTATCATTTATATATGTCTTTCAATAAACTCATCAACAATATAATTTGCTATTGCTTCTTTGTTATCCTCACTATCAATTTGCATTCTTGCTTTATCAACTTCCTTTTTAAGTTCCAATAACTCTTTTACTTGCTTATTAATGGTTGGAACCATTTTAGATAATTCAGATTGATTCTTAATCTTTTTAGCTTCTATATCTTGAACCCTTTCAAGTAACTCAATCCTTGCTAAAATTTCATCAGGATTCTTACCTAGTGATTGTAAAAGACTAGTTGAATCATCTATTAAACGTTGCCACTCTACAGCCTGTTGATTATCCTTTTGCAATATAGATTCATTTTGATCTGTTATTCTCATTGCTCTTTCATATGCTCTTATCATAGGTGTAGATTGACGTTTAGTATATTCAGTCATACATTTCTTTAAATGCTTTGTCATTACTTTTTTACGTCCATATACTTCTACTGCAGCATCTAATAATCTTTCTTCACTATTAAAGTAAGGAGAACTAGGATCACAGGTATACCATATGTATAATAAATGTTGTGCAAACTTATGTTTATCATCACTACCATCTAACATATATAGTTCTTTAAAACATTTAATATTTATAAGTATTGCACAATATACGGGTTCTTCGTCAATTATCTGGAATAAACGGTTAGATAGATTCATATTATAAAGGTTTTACTATTACATGATCTCCATAAATTGTAGTTATTTTATCAGCTGTATTAACTATAATACCAGTATTATATGTTAATACCCAGTTGGGTCCAACTAATGATATTGGTACCCATGATACTGTTATATTTCTATATGAAGATGGATTTTCAGATACATTATATGAAGCTAAAACTGCATCTTGAAATATAGTAGAAGTATAATAAGTTGATACAGTTGGTGTCAATACCTCCCTGTTTGATACTTCTGTTAAATATTCTATATTTAATATATTAGTATCAATAGCAACATACTCTGGTATTAACAATGTATCCAATGATGCTAAATCAGTTACAACAGCAGTGGCTAATATATCGGATTGTTCTCTCCAATACTTAGTATCAACGTAAGTATAAACATGTGCATATGATGTAGTGTCAACTGTTAATTTAAGTATAGTATTAAAATTATCTTTAAAATACATTATTAATGGAGATCCTATACTTTCTGTTTCTAACCAATCATAACCATATTGAGCTAAATCATTATTTATTTGAGCTTCTGTTTGTGTATTAAAATTTGGCATTGTATTATTTTTTTAATTAATTATCTAATTTGTTTTTAACCCATTTAGCTGTTTTTAAACAAGCGTTTATTCTTTCATTGCGAGTTCCCATTATCTTTTGACAATCCTTACCACTTGTATGAAATCCCCATTCATCTAATATAGAACCAAATTTATCAAACTCAGCGAGATCTGTTTCTCTTAGTAATTGAAAATTAGCTTCAAAATCAGAATCACCATCACTACCTTGTGTTCTAAACTTCCAATCCGATACTGCAGCTTTAACATTATTAAAATGTTGTTCTGTTATCTCATCGCTTAAATTATCACCTCTTGTACTATAAACACAATACCCAACAGTATTTTCTAATTTACTTGGACTGTTAGTTGAAGATATTGCATTAGAATGAAATGAATGTAAATATCCACAATACCCTCTCTTTAGCCAACTTCTTACTAACTCTGTTCTAGAAGATAATGATGTATCCTTATAAGGATGATATGTACGTATGGCCATTATACCATTTTTAGTTAATTCCTCTATAAACATCTCTGCTACTATTCTATTCTCATATCCTTCATAGTAATGACCACCATCATGTAATTTTAATCCTTTATGATATCCTCGTTTACCAGAAGTAACATACTCACCTGAATCACTAATACCTCCATGACCAGCATCAACGAATACAACAAATCTATTTTTATTAAATGTTAATAGATTGCTGTTATTAACATGCATTGCCTTATATGCTCTATCTAAAACAGCAATGGTGTTTGTACCAGCTATACCGTCTACATGTAAATTATATAATTCTTGAAATTCCCATACTGCTTGTTTTGTACCATTTCCATAATCACCATCAACTGTTATTCTTTTATTTAATACTTTCTTTAACTTATATTGAAGATCTTTTACATTAGATCCCTTATCGCCCTTTTTCATTAATTATTTATTTTTTATTTAACGTCTTCATATGAAGATCAATAAAATGATTTGATTTGATTTTATTATTATAAAACAATATATGATCAGATATCATTGTCCATCCTTTACATCCTAGTGCACTACAATCACATGGTAGTATTTCATTTTCCATCATAAACTCTTTAAACATAATATCATTCATTTTGTATCTTTTTTGATACCATTGTTTAAATTCATTTTCTGTCATAAACTCTTTAAATACTTATCTGCCATCCTATAATTAATTTCTTTTTCTTTTGTTGTTAAATCATCAAAACTAGTTACTAGTAATCTTTTCCATTTAGTAATAACATCATTAGATAGTTCTAGACATCCATTTTGTCCGGTTGGATGAGCATGAGCAATAAAATATTCTAAATAATGAATATACATATTATAAGCTGTTTTTCCTTTTTCTTCTTTGTTCATACTTAATTGCAGTATAGCACCCTAACATCGAACCTATTACATATCCTAATGCAATAATAAATTGACCTTTAAACATTGAGAATATTCCAATTGTTATACTAGTTAACCATACGATAGTTGTTAATCCTGTTAATAATATAGATTCTACTAATTTTTGTTGAACAATCTTATTAATATTAACCGTCTTTAACATTATGAAAATAAACTCCAATATAGTTACCAATATAAACTTTATAATTAGTTCCATGTAATGTTTCTATTATTTTGTTTTATAGATTAATTTAAAATTCATTCTTTTTATTTCATTATATCTAATAGTAAACCATAGATCATATTCTTTATTTAACCTTTTATTACTTGTATCTATAGTACATATTAAATGTCCAAATTCATTTGATTTTATAGGTTCAGGTATTATTGCTTTACCACATGAACAACTAATACTCATAGTATTAATTACTAGATCTTCTTCATCTGGGTTGAATAATTCGAACTTGTGTTCGAGTAGAGTACCGACTTGGCATTCGCCAAGGTCCACTATAGCTTTATCAGAACAAATAATAGAAGAATAATATGTATCTCCTAAATGATCAACATCAGAGATAACTACATCCCAATCAAACTTATCTTTAAATATATCTATCTTGCGACGTAAACACATTTGATTAAATTTACTCCATTTACTTTCATCCATAATAGAAGGATAGCAACCTCCCTCGCATTCTTTATCGGAATAAAACTTATCGGGTACTGTACAATGACATTCAATACAACTACCCTTCTCTGAACATTTTGGATTGTGTATAGCTTTACGCCACAATATCTGTTCTTGTATGTGTTTAGGTGATTTTAATATATCAGGTCCTAATTCATCGACTATTTTGCGAGTATTACCTTGTATATAAGCCCATACATTTTTTATTGTAATATCGTATTTACCTAACTTCATTTATTTAAATTTAAATGGGTTTAGATAATTACTTATCCTCACCCATTTTTATGATTTTAATTATATTGCAATAACTAATATTGATATAATGATTCCAATTAATGAAATCCCCGCAACAGTTCCTGTTATTGTCATAGTTGTCTTTTGTCTCTTTATTTGCTTATTTGCTTTAAGTAAGACTATAGAGCATTGTTCAACTTCTTCTTTCAATAGAGACTCTTTATCTGATCTAATATTTAACTGTTCCTCAAGACTAAGTATTTTATTTTCTAATGCTGTCTTTTGATTAAATAAATTAGATAGTGCCTCTTCAGATGATTTAATGACAATATCACTGTTTCTAATTGTTTCTTCAAGTAATTCATTTAAAGTATAAAGATTAGATAAACTATCCATCATATTAGCTAATTCAGCGGCTTTCTCTTTAGTCATACATATACTACTATCCGGCCCTGCCCAAACATTAGTTTGACTGTAACCTTGCAATGATGCTAATTGTAGAAGAGTCGCTATAATTATTATACTTAATTTCATCCTTATATTTTTTAATTTTAGTTATTGATACTGATAGTTGATTGTTATACTTTATCAAATCATTGGATAAATGTCCATATGTTATTTCTAATGAATCAATTTCTTTTTGTATAATATTTTGATTAATAATCAAATTATTTTCTACCTGATCTAATTTATCATATATTAAATCAAATTGATCTTTATTGAAATCAACTATAGGAGTAGGTCTAAATGCTATCGTTAATGATACTACTGTTACTATAATTAATATAATAAAACATCCTATAATTGTATAAAGTACTCTTTTATCTATATCCATCTGAATCAATCATTTTTCAATTCGGCAGTTGCACTCTTTACTTTCTCAAAAGATCTACCACCAAAATAAGCTCCGATGACTGTTATTAAAACTAATTCAAGTAAACTTATCCAACTTTCACTAACATTAAACTTTGGAAATATACCATCAATAAATATTAATAATACTGTTGATGTTACAAAGATTAATAAAACCAAAGGTCTTACATTTTTAGATAACCAATTATCTTTATTCATTTTCATGTTATTTAGTTTAATCTTCTATTAATTGTTCTTTTTGTTCTGGTGTTGGCTCTGGATCTGGTTCTATTTCAATATACCGATTATCAACCAATACTTGATGATCTGACATGTTACCAACTTCTTCTTGATTAACAATTGATTCAATATCAAAATTATCAATTAAAAATAAGAAATCGAATTCCTTTAAACGTAACTCTATTTGATTCTTAACCAAATCCTCACACTTACTCTGTTTATTAATGTAATACCGTTTATCTTTAAATTGGAATAGTTTAGTATAGACAACATCTCCTACCTTTGGTATAATCATAGCTTTGGCAGCTTCTTTATCATACTTAGCCAGTTTAACAACACCTTTATCAATTACAGGGAAAGGTGTAGGGACCCAATGTGGTGTATCTGTATTACGTTTACGCGCATCAATCTGACGAATGTAATAATCAAGGTGTATTACTTCTTTTGTCTCACTATTGCGAGCAATATACTTAATTGGATTCTCCATATACATTTGAACAATTAATCCGTCTTCCAGTTGAATATTATTAAAGTGATTAGTTATATCCTCACCTTTCATACTCTTATGTCCAACATATTCACTATTCCATGCATCAACAAAGTTCTGCCCGGCCAACATTTTATTAATTTGATCCTGACGTGTTTCTTCTGATTCTTGACGTTTAGCATTGTTAATGTATGAACTTGCTTTACGTATTCTTGTTTTCCTAGGTCTACTCTTTTTACTCATCGTTTTTGTTTTTATTATTATTTTTATTAGTTAGTTTATCTTCAGGAGGTATAAATTTATCTGATTTAATCAGACCTTCATATCTCTTCTTTATTATTGTAAATGTTCCAAAGTAATTCCATAAGTACTTACTGTACTTTAAACTGTCAAAAGCATGCCGCTGCCACAAAAAGAAATGATTAACAGCATGTTTTACTTTAACTTCAGGTAGGTTTAATTCTTTGGCAACTTCTTTTATTACTTTCTTTATAAAAGGGTTATTAGACATATTGCTGTTAGTTACCTATTCTGTTACACAGAATTTAAATAAGAAATCAAATTTTAATGGTTCACCTTCACTTATAACTTTACGTGTTAGTTTTATAAGATCCCGCAGTTCATTGTTTAATACAAAGAGGTTATCTTCATCTTTTATTATGTAACCCGCCTTACGCAGCTTACTCAAGGTAGCATAAATACTAGAGGCACTCTTACCTAACTCTTTACCTAGTTTAACCAATGTTGCATCTTTATTTCGGAATACAATTGTAAAGTCCCCATTCTTCTTCATCAAATGAATTAATAGTTCTATTGGGGTGTCAGGTAGTTTAGTTTCTATTATTTTACTACCCTGTCTTCTAACTCCAATGACATTATTTAATTTAAGATAAAGTCTGTAGAATGTGTCTATGTCTATGGATCTTAAAACAGTTGTTTCTATTTCACCAGGTCCTATGTATTCTTCGGTATAATTACCGTATTTTACTACTTTGCTATTTTTACTGTAATTTATGTTAGACATTGATTGACATTTCTTTATGGGCATTTTGTAGGTAACTTATTAATTCTATTAGTTTTATATCTGTGTGTAAAACGGCCCCATTGGTTAAATAAATATTAGTTATACTCTTATCGTCTGGATTTTCTGTTAGGTGTGTTATTTTTCCTATATCTATAAATGAATTGATCTGTATATAGTCATCATCACTTATTTTTACACCTAGGTTCTTTAATCTAGAGGATGTTGTTAATGTAGTTAGTTCTATTAATAACATTTTGTTAATTGTTTAAGTAATAATATATGTTTTATATTATGTTGGTACAAATATAAAGGATATATTTTATATAAATACCAATAAATTTTAAAAAAGGCTAATTATATCATAATTATTAGGAAATACTTTAATTATATCA